GCCTCGACCTCGCGCCCGGCCTCCCGGTAGCGAATCGCCACGCGGTAGCCGTTGATGCTCGTGTCGCTCGACGCTATCCATATGTGCTGCGCCTTGCGGTCGGGGAAAATGGGCATGCCCGTATTGCGGCGCATGGCCGGATAGTCAACGCACATCACGCGCACGTAGCCCGTGGCCGTGTTGCGCTGCTGGTTGCACAAGTCAGCCAGCGCGGGTGCGGCAAATAACAGCAGTGCGAATATAGTCCTCATTGTGCCTCCTCCGTAAATTCGCTAATGCAGTCCAGCCCAAAATGAGCATTGACAAACCGGAGCAGTCTCTCGACGTCGATTCGCAGCCGCCTGCCGGTGGGCGTGTGCGATGAATCGTAAATCCACTCGTTGGTCAGGCGGTCGTGCGGAGAAAGCAGCGTTGCGTTGCCCGAGGCATCCATTACGCGCATCTCGCCGCTAGTCACGTAAAACGATGCGCCGTTCGTAAGTGTCCCGACCGGCGCAGTGCCGTTAAATATCTGCAGCGCCTTCGATCCGGCTGTAGTAGCTCTGGTCCCGTTGCCGCCAATACACACGTTGCCGCCGTCGGCATTCAACACCAAGTGCCTCCATGCCACACCGGGCGCTAGAGCCCCAATAAAGCCAACGTTGTTGGTCGAGTTCCAGCTAAAGTACAAATTCCCCGACGAACTTGCGCTGCCAGGACCAACCAGGACAAACTTATTGTCGTAGGCGCTCACGGGAGCGCCGCTCGTCGTGTCGTTAGCCGTCACGACCTCGAGCTTCGCAGCGACCGGCGTAGCGGCACTAATGCCTACATTGCCGCCGTTCGGCTGCAACTCCAGGTTGTAGCTCAGCGCCAAGTTAGACCGGTCGGTCACCTGCATCCACGTATTCCCGTTCGACCTGCTACCAATGTCCATGGCCGAGTTGACCGTCACAAACCGTGCCGTGCCGGTGGGGACCGTCCCCGACGTCGCCGGGGCGCCCTGCGTGCCGACAACGTGCAGCGTAAGGTCCGGCGAGTTGGTGGCTAGGCCGAACCTTCCAGTCGTTGTAAGCCGCGCCCGCTCGACCTGCGCCCCGGTCTGGAAAATGATGGCGTCGGTAGTGCCCGCGCCGCTGGTCGAGCGCAGTGTCAGCGTCGAGCCAGCCGCGCTGCCGCCCGTGACGGTGGGCATGGTGCCAGCCGACGCTGAAACGACGACGTTCGACAACGTGTAGCCGCCGCCGTTTATGTTGTCGCCCCAGGCCCGAATGTCGTTGCCCAGATTGTTCACATCGGTGAACGACAGCGTGTCGCTCGCAATAAAATTCACTCGCGACAGCCAAGCCATACTATTCCTTCGCCTCGACGCGCACCAGCGCCGTGGCGTCGGCGTTCATCTGGTAGGTGTCGTTGGCGTCCACGTCGTGCGACTCCAGAATCGTCTGCAGGACCATCTGCACGGTCATCTGCAGCGCCTTCTCAATGTCCTGAAGTGGCGCGATCTTCGCGCGGTTGGCGTTGATCTCCAAAACGCACTGATTCAAACGCGCCTGCTGTTGTTTCGTTAGTTGGATCGTGTCCATGACTCTATTATGTCGTACGAATTCCGCCGGTGAACCCGAACGTCGCCGAAGTCAGGCCCGATGCGCTGCCGACCGATGTTGTGGTCGATGAAACGTTGCTCACCAGCGTGCTGCTGTTGCGAGTCAGGCTCACCGTGGATTGAGACGAAAACTGCGAGATGTTGGCCGACGTCGAGCTGATCGTGTGGATCACCGTGTCGGTTTGCGGGTTGCTGGAGTGATCCAAGTAGTTCAGCGTTATCGTCGTGTAGCTGATTCCCGTCACCACTGAGGTCGTCGAGGTGTTGACGTTGGTCACCACCGTCTGGCTGGCCGGCGCGTCAAGGTAGTTGATTGTCGTCGTCGTCTGGCCCACCGAAGACACGACGGTTGAACTGCTCACGGTCAGGCCGGTGAGGACGCTGGAAGACGCGGTGACGCCGGGAGTTGCGCCGATGGAAAAAGAGCCGCCGGAAATTGCGCCGGTCGCCGTAACCGTGCCAGCGCCGAGCGTAAGCCCAATGCTTCCCGACGTATTCCGTAACTCAATACTCGGCCCAGGATTTGGCCCGACACCGTCAAATCCACTGTAAATTCGCAGGTTCTGCGAAGACGAGCCGCTTCCCGATCCATCTGAAAAAACAAGCTCATTCCGACTAAGACTGCAAAACCACCCCGTCGAATTAGAGGTGCACAAAAAACCAGCAAAGTTCGAATACGGATCGGCCCCGTTAGATACCCGAGTGGTCAGCCCATTCGCGTTAAGTACCAGCGTCGCGTCATTAATCGTGACGTTGCCGCTCGAATCCGCCTTCAACTTGCCCGTGGCGAAGCTCGTGCCGCCCACCGACAGCGTCTTAAACCACCCGCCCTCGTTGCCAGACTCCACGCCAATAAAGCCGATCTGTGAGCCGCTCGCGTTATAAACGCCAAACTTGCCGGGCTTCGAGCCGCCGCCGCCGACGCTGATTTCGGTGGCGTCGAGCTTGGCGGTTGTGACGGCGTTGGCGGCGATCTGCGTTGCGCCGATGGCGTTGGCCGCCACCTTGCCCGCAATGACGGCGTTCGCCGCGATCTCGTTTGAGGTAATGGCGTTGGCTTGTAACTTCGGAGTGGATATGGAGCCAGACGCAATGGCCGTCTCGGTGATCTGGTTGGCCGCCACGACAATTTTGTTGCCGGTGATCGTGAAGAGGTCACTCGACGCTGGAAGATACTTCCGCAGGTCCAACGTCCCCGTGGCGCTGCCAATGTTGAGCGTGTTTTGCGGTGTACCGGCGACTTCGCTGTTAGTCCTGTTGTTGACGTCGAAGCTGACCAGCTTGGCCGTCACCGTGGTGGCCGCCGCCGGATTCGGGATATTGACCGAGATGGGCGACGGCGTCGCGGCCACCGACGACAGCAGCGTTGCGCCGTCGTAAACGCGCAGTTCAACACCGCCCCAGGTCACATCATTCGGCGCGGTGAACGTCGCCGTGATGCGCTGTAGCGTGGTGCCGTCCGACCCAGCCACCGTCGCCGCCGCAAACGATGCGCCGGTCACGTGCGAGGTCCATTCCGTGCCAGCCGTGCCGGCCGAAGGCGGCGACACTGAGATGGTCGCCGATGGCGTGCCCACTGCCGGGTTGCGGCCGTCCGTGTTGGCGTTCGCGTTGTTGTCGATGCTGACCGCATAAAACAGCCACGTCGCCGCCGCTTGCGGAAACGCCGAGAACTCTGCCGTCAAGCCGGTGCCGGTTTCCGCGCCGGTGACCTGGATTTTCTCGTTCGTGGGCAGGTGCAGCCAGATCACCACGCCGCCCCATCTCGCCAGCGCCGCCGCGCCGCTTGGTTGCGCCCACGCGAGGTCAATCAGCAGGGACTTCTGCCCTTGCCCGTTGGTCACGTAGCGGGCGTTGGTTGCCGTAAAACCGGTCACGTTGTCGGCGTAGGGCGTCAGCACTGGCCGACTAGCCAGCGGCCAAGTAACGGTCGCGTCGGCATTTGGCGTCAGGCCAGAGACGATGGTGTTGACGCGCGGCTTCTCGCTCGCGTCCATCGACACAAACCAACAACGGATGATCGACGACCCAACGTAAAGGTCGTACCAGTCGCTGCGTGCCGTCGTCTCGTTCACGGCCAGCGCCGGGCCTTGCGCGCGGTTGCCGTCGGCGTATTCGTAAACGATCTGCACGCCGCCGAACTCGCGTTGCCAGGCCGCCGGAGGCGACGCTGGCGCGGTCCAGCCAAACACTAACCTATACTTCGGGGACGCAACCTGTGAATCGTCGTACTGCACGGTCACGCTTACGCCGGTCACCAGCCGCGCGTATTCTTCTCCGGACTGGTACACCGTGTCGCCGACAGCGATGGTGACGTTAGGCGTCGCGTTGGTGTTGCCTGCGCGGACCAGCTCGGCTTCGGCCGTCTCGCTGTAGCTGGCCAGGTAGAACCGTTTGGTCTCCGCCTGCGTGGGGCGCGGAATGTAGATCGTTGCGGGACTGGTGAGGTGGTAGCCCCGGTCAATCGGTGCGAAGGTGCCGCCCAGGTTGCGCGTGCCGCCGAGAGTCGCGGAGGAGTTGAGCGGCACAGAACCGCCAGTCGATTGGTCTACCGGCTCTTCCCAGACGTGGACGCCGACAAAGTCGCCCAGTGGCGACGGCGCGGTAAAAAACAGCTTCACCCGAAGCGTTGTTTCGTCGGCAAACTCGCTCGTCGCCGTGACGCCCGTGACGTTGTCGGGTGCCGTCGGCGTGCTCGTGCTGTTGCTGCCGCCGCTGGTGCCGCTGATGGTGGAGACCGCCCCGCCCATGCCGGCCAAAGCCCGCCAGTACTCCTGCACGCCAACGATGCTCGTGCCGGTGATGGCGCGGACGCGGAAGCGAAGGTAAAGCCCGGCCACGTCGGTGACCTGCACGTCGTGGATGAGATACGACGACGACGAAACACCGCGCGGCGTGTTGGCAATCGTCTGGATCTGGCCAGGCCGAAGGGTCACGCACAGCGCCTCTACCTGCTCGTCCGTCTCGTAGCTGATTTCGGTTACCGGGTCTTTCTTGGCCGCGATGACCTGCTGGGCCTCGACCAACGCCTGCACCTGCCCCAGATCGCGCTCCAAAAACGCCTCGTAGCGTCCGCTGCCGCCGCCCTCCTGCGTGATGGTGCCGCTGATGTCGCTCGCATCTTCCGCCGTGATCGTGTCAGCGCCGAGCGCCCGATACGATACCGTCAGCGTGTCGGCTGTCGTCAGCACGTCGCCGCCAGCATCTTGGCGAATCGCAGTCGCGCCAAACTGCCAATACCATGCCTTGTCCGTGTCCGAAAGATACTGCCCAAAGTCTACGTCTTGGTCATTCAGCCGGATCGAGACGATCTGGCCCAGCCGCCGCGAGAGCGTAAAGGCCCGCGCCGTGCCGTCGCCGGTAAACGGCTCCACCAGCGCCGCCACCTGCTCGGCCGGAACGCGCGACAGCGTGGCGTTCGTCTTATCTTCGCGGGTGCGCCGAGCCTGCAGACTGCGATAGTTCGCACTGCTGGTGGAAATGCTAAACGGGGCGGTCGCAAACGTCCGCGGCTTAAAAAACAGCTCGCGGTCCTCGTCGATCCACCAGACAAAGTTGCACAGTGCGGCCAGCTGCCCGATTGCCTCAGATACCGTCGTGCTCGCGTCAAACGTGACTACGTCCACCACAACGCCGTCGTCGACGTTCGTGCTGCCGATCCCTTCGTTGGACGCAAAGTTGGTGATGAGGTCTTTGACGATCAGCCCGGCCCGACCGGTCACCAGCACCTGGTCGAGCGTGCCAGTGTCGGTGATGTCCACCGCCCCGCCGCCAGAGGTCAGAGACAGCTGCAGGGTCGTCGTCCCAGCGTTGACGACAAAGTACTCGATGGTGCCGCTCAATCCGCCGCAAATGGCCCCCTGCGCGTGCGCCTTAACTCGAACCTTGTCCCCATTCGCCCTGCCGTGAGCGGACGCTGTGGTAAGCGTATTCGTGCTGGCGTCGGCGGTGTACACGAAGCTGCCGTCGTAGTGCGCCGGAAGCGCCGTCGACGGGTTGAAGCACCGGCGCCGGTCCAGCCGCTGCTCCCAAGTGATGCCGCTGATTTCGTAGAAAGCGCCTGCCGCCGCGCCTGCCTCGGTGATCGAGACTTCGGAGACTTCGTCGATGCTCCCGGCCCACAGCTTGGTGCCGCCGGTCCAGATCTCGACCAACTGGCCCTGTTGCGGCCGATATGCGCCGCTGGTCGAAACCACGCGACAACCAAACGTAGCCCGGTTGCCCAATGTCGCCGAGAGCGACAGGGTGTAGGGAACGATCTCGCGGATGGATCCGCCGATATAGACGTCGATGCTCACTGAGGTATCACTCCGAGCAGTTTAAGCTCACGGGTCAATGCGTCGAGCAGCTGGCGCGTGTCGCCGGTCGTGCTGATGTTGATGGTCACTGCCCCGCCGCCGCCAGCCAGCCCCATCTGCCGCGTCTCCATGCGGATCATGCTGTCCCAGATGTCTTTCAATTTCGGCAGGTATTCGTTGTTTTTTTCGAGCAGGTGCAAGAGATGGATTTGCGAGTAGCGAACTTCCTTCTCGATCAGGTCCAACGTCTTGTTCATAGCGGCAAACTGAAAGTTGCTGATAATGGACGACACCGCCGTTGCCACGCCAGCCACCGCATTGACCACCGCCGTAACCGGGTTGGCCGCCGCTACCACCGATCCAATGCCGCTGCTGGCCGACCCTGCCGCGCTGCTAATGCCGGGTATCGCGCCCATGGCCGCATTAGCCCCGCCGCCCAGCACGCCGGGTATCGCCGAGGTCGCCGTGCGCGCCCCCGTGCCGCCCAACAGGCCGCCAAGTGCGCCGCCGACACCGCCCAGGTTGGCCATGAGCCCGCCGAGAGCAGCGATGACTTTGTTGATTCCGTTCTCGATCACCGTCCGCACAAGCGACTTCGCGATCTGCTTGGCGAGTTCCTCAAACTTCTCACCCACCTTGCCGCCGCTGACGATGATGTCGGCCAGGCCGCGCGACAGGTCGGTAACAATGGTGGAGACCTGCCGGGAGATGGCCTGCTGCGTTTTTTTCCAGTCGCCTGCTGCGTCGCGCGACAGAATCTTTATCATCTCCGCATTGCGCTTAGCGGAGCGCGCCTGCTCCGCGCCCGTAAGTACGGCCTCGCCCGGCAGGCCCGGCATGCCCATGGGATTCGGCAACTTGCGAATGTCAATGGCGCTGCTAATGTCCGGTGGCATATCCGCAATCCGCATCTCGCGCAATGCGGCAGCAGCGGCCCCGGCGGCACTGCCGTATTTCACCAGCGCGGCCACGCCGTCGTTCAGTCGCTGCGTGTAGTCGGATTGCAGAATCGACAGACGCTCTTTCAGGACAGCCGTCTTAAAGTCTTCCTCGTAGCTAGATACGACTACCTGCCGATATTGCTCTATAGCACCCGTAGCCGCCGCCGACGCTTGCGTCAACGATTGCGTGGCAGCCGTTGCCGCGCCGGTCACTTGCCCCTTGGCGCTCAGGCTCTTGGCGATCTCCAGCAACTTCGCGTTGAACTCGTCAAGGCCGATAGCTCCTGACCGATACTGCTTTTCCAGTTCCGCGACTGCTGGAGTCTTTCCGCGCAGCTTTTTCAGCAGCATTTCCGTCGTATTCGACAGATTCAAACCAGAGCGATTCAGCGACTCTTGCGCGTCGTACCATTCGTATCCCGCATACGCCAAAACCGCCAAGCTGGCGACGGCCACGGTGGCAGCCGCCGAAAACGAACCAATCGCAAGCGTCGCCGCTTGCGTCCCCGCCCTTACGCCAGCCATGGCCAGCACCTGAGCGTTCAGCGCCGCGCCGAACGCACCCACGACGCCGATGACAGCGGCAATGGCGACTTTGAGCTTGATAATGCCCTGAATGATCGCAGCGATCTTTTCGGCCATTGTGCCAAGCGCCAGAATTGCCACCGGCAGCGCGGCGGCAAACGCGGCCAACTCAATTACGGTTGTCTTTGTGCTATCAGACAAAGCGTTGAACGAATCGGCTAGCGCCTTGGCGCGTTCGACGCCGGGGTTCAAAAACTCGTCGATTACCTTTTCACCGACTGGCAGTAGTGCCTTTCCGAACTCGGCCGCCGTCTGCGTCGCCGCGTCGCGCAGGTTTTCAAGGCTGTTCTTGAAGGTGCCGCCCGCCCGGTCGCCTTTGGCCAACTCGGCAACGATGATGCTGATGAACTGCTGCGACGAAATGCCCAGCTTTTCAAACGTCTTGGCGGGATCGCCGAGCGCCGCTGCGCCAAACTTTTCCTTGATGATTGCGGCAATCTGCGGGATCCGCTCGATGATCGGGTCAAGGTTCTCTTTCGTGACCTTGCCGACTGCACCTAGCTGCGACAACTGCCGGATGACTTCCGAAAAGTCTTCGCGGCCGCCGCCGACGACGGCCAAAGCGTTGCCCAATTCGCTCATAATGCGGCGCGAGTCTGCGGCGCTATTACCCAGCGTCTGAAGTCGGATTGAGCCCTTAACAGCGTCTTCTAAATTCAAGCCAGGTAGCTTTGCGACCTCTTTCAGTCGCTGCAGCTCGTCAGCCGCCGCGCTGGTGGACTTCATCGTTGCCGACAGGCCTTTCGACAACGTCTCCATGTCCGACGCGGCCTTGAGTGCCGCGGCACCAGCCAGCGCCAGCGGTGCCGAGATTCCAATCGACAACGCCTGCCCGGCCTGCGCCACGTCCGCGCCGAAGCGCTTGATTTTATTCAGGCTGGCGTTGACCTTCTTATCGAAGTCGTCGGTCGATGCCCCGATGCGAACGATCAGGTTGCTGAGAACAGGCATTAGCGGCGACCTCGCGCCTTAGCCGCCGCTTCCCTCGATGCCTTTTCCTGCTCCTGGTGCTTCATGTCCAGATACGCTCCCCAATCGGAAAACTCGCTCGATGACATCGTCGCCAACAACTGACCAACCGTCATGTGTAGGTGCTCGGCGAGCGCAAACGCAAACTTACGCTCGCCGGTTAGTTTTTTGTGGCTTCAGCCGCCGCGTTCTCGGTTAGGCCAGAGATGCGGCAGATTTCCGTTACAACGCGGTCGATCACGCTGCCGGACATCCCCAACAGCGCGTCCTGGTGAGCCTGCTCGAATACAGGCTTGCCCGTCTCCGGGTCAAACGCCGAAGCGATCAACAGCCGCACCATGGCAAGCGCCGGTGTGCGCTTCGCATCTTCTCCGAAACGGATGCGTTGGCCAGCGTCCATCTCGGTGATTCCAATCTTCGCGTCCCATTCGGGCACGTCGATCACTTCCGTTTTAAGTTGCACCGCTAAGATGCGGTCGGCAAGGGTCTTCATACCTAATAGTCTACGATTCCGATGGTCGAGAAAGATACGTTCTCGCGGATGATCTCGTTCTCGCCGACGCTAATACCAACCGACGATTGCGACGCGCCGAAGCGCCAACGGACGGTGTTGGAGAAGTCGGCGTAAAGGTCGATCACGTAGTAGCTGGCCGAGTTCGTGACAAAGTACGCGTCGTCGTAAAACCGGCCAAAGGTACAAGTACCCTCACGCTGCACGACGGCCCGCGACTTCCAGGCGTCGCCGAACACTTGGACCTCTTCAAGCGTCGGAGTGATATCGAGTGTCCAGTCGGTGCCCTGCGCCGCCTTGGACAGCGTCAAGAACGAGCCGGTGACGGTGATTGCGCCTGTCGGCGTGTAGGTCGGGAACACGATCTTTCCATTGCCCCAAGCCACTTGGTAGAACGCTGGGGAAACGGTGGTCGCGCCGTCCAAGACGGTCAGCGAGGCGTTGGGATTGATCGCCCGGCGGGCGGCCAGCGTGATCTGGTAGACGCCGCCGCCCAATGCGGTCGTCGCCTGCCCGGTCATGCTGGTGCCCGCCCCCGTGGCGAGGTAAATGTCTGCGTTGCGGCCTGCGAGAACTGCCATGGTGGCCTCCTAGGTCTAGGTGTACGTCAGCGCGCCGCTGCCGGTAAAGGTATAGCTGGCAGTCACCAGCCCGTTCTCGCTGGCATTGATCGACGCCTGCACAAAGGCAGTGCCGCTGTAGTAGTTGGTGCCGTTGATGTAGAACCGCGCACTGACCGTCGTGCCGCCCAAGAACGCCGTATTCAGCGCCACGTGACCGTTGGTGTCAGCGTTATCAAAGCGGCCAGAGGCCGTGCCGCTAAACTCGCGGATGGTAGCAGTCCTTTCCTTCCACGTGTCGCCGAAAGACTGCGTCTCTTCGAGGCCGGTCGACACGTCCAGCGTCCATGTGTCGATCTCCAGCACTGTGTTGGTGGTGAGTCGGAAACTGCCTGCGTTGCCCGCTAAAATTGCCATGTGTGCTCCTTAGACGTCGTGGATAATGTCAAATTCTACGACCGTCGCGTAAAGTTGTTTGTCGGTTTCGAGCGCGTCTTCGTACTCGTTTCTGCGCCCATTGAGATGCGTGCTACGAACTGTGAGGCCGCTGGCCATGGTGATGGCCGCTTCCTGACCCATGATGGCGGTGTAGACGATGTCGGCCAGGTCGTCGCTGGCCTTGCCGTTGCCCTGCGCCATGCAGTAAAAGTTGACTGGCCGGCGCGTTGCCGTCGGATTCGCCCCGATGGAATGAAACTGCTGGTCGTCGATCATTTCAATGACGACGCACGGGTACTTAGTGGCCCGGCCTTGGTCGGCGTGCGCGTCGTATACCCGCGTGCCCACCAGCGCCGTTACTGGCGCTTGCGTCTGCAAATACTTGTACAAAGCCTGGTAGAGCCTCATGCGGCCCTCGCAATCGCTTCAAACGCGGCCCTGGCGCGGGCTTCGATCAGTCGCTTGATCTGCAGGCGCTTCGCCTTGATGGAGTCGCGAAAGAAAAACGCGGGCCGTGCGCCGGGGTGCTGAATCTTTGTGCGGACCTGGTCGCCGAGCCGCGCCAGCCACGAGAACGCCGCGCCGCGGATCCGCATCTTCTTGCCCTGAATCGTGCGAGCCTTGGTGCCAAACTCAACCATAAAGGCGTGCGGCGCCAAATCCTTCAACGTAAACGTGTAGGCCTGCAGAAAAAATTTGTACTTGCGGCCTTTGGCCGACTTGACCGACTTTTTCAGATCCCCAGGATTACGGATCGCGCCGAAGCGATGAGTCGGATAAGACGCAATCGGCGCTCGGCGCTCAACCTCATCTTCAAGCATGCGCGCGCCCTGCAGAATGGCGTCTTGCAGCGCCGGGCCTTCGGCCGTGGCCATGAGCTTTGCAAACTGCTGCGTCAGTTCGTCGAGGCCCTCAACTCTGATATTCCGCGCGCGTGCCATTAGATCAGCACCTCCAGCGCCTGCATCACAAGCATTTCGTTGCGCTCATCGGGGTTCAGGATCGTGCGAATGTTAAAGTAGCGCGTCTTCCCAGTCTTCTGGTCGACGTACTTCACGCGCATCTCGGGCTTCAGGTCCTCGACGTAGCGCAGCCGAATGGTGTGCGTAAGGTCGGCCATGACCTGCCGCGCCGCGAAAAACTCGCGCCCGTTGCCGGTCTCGATGCTCGCCCAGGTCGTCGCGTACTCGGTCCATGTGTCGGTGCGGTCGCCGTTGGAGTCCACGGCGATGGTCGGCTCTTGGATGATGATTAAATGTTTCAAAGCGCCTGCCCTCATAACCACACCCGGAACGGCGCAATCAGCGCCGAGACCGCAAACGGCAGTTCCTTTTCGTCAATCGCGGAGGTCGTCCCGATGATGACGGCCTCGCGATGCTCGTAAAAATGCGCCGCCAACATACGAATCGCCTGGCGCAGTTGGTGTGGTACCTGTGTCGGCAACCCGTACCCGCACGTAAACTGCACTTCGACAGGATCGGTGTTGCGGAGCGTGTCGGTAGGCCAATCCTTCTGATACTCCAGAACGATGGCCCCCGGCGTGCGCGCCGTCGATACGCCGTACTCGGTTGCCGCAAACGTCCGCTGTGTGCCGGTCGAGTCCGTGTATTTGACGTGCGCCACCGACACCAGCGGCGAGTAGGGTAAGTGGATAACGCCGCTGCCCGGAAAGCAGTCCAGGAACATCTTCCAGGTCTGCGTCAGACAGCGGCGGTTGGTGATCGTTTCGATGTGATCCGTTGCCGCAAACAAATACGGCTCCAGCTGCTCTAGCGGCTGGCCCATGGCGCGGGAGTGCGCTTCGAGGTCAGCCGCTTCGAGCGGATAGCCGGTCGGGCCGGTTACGAGCTGGAGACGTAAATCCATGTGTTAGGCAATCTCGGTTGCGGTAGCAGATCCGCCGAAGCGCGGGCCAGCCAGAGCGATAGCGATGCCGCCCAAAACAGGCGAATCGACAACCTCGACGCATTTCAGACGGACGCAAGGGTAGCCGCTGGCGACCAGCTCTTCGACGTTCACCTGAATGGCGTAAATCTGGCTGCTACCAGCGGTCGTGGTAAAACCGGCCGCCGCGCGGGTCGTCATAGCGCCCTGAACGTCCGTCGACGTGATGGACTTGCTCAGAAAGCCCACAGCGCTGGTGTTGGTCGGGACAAAGTCGTCGCACGCCTCGACAGTAATTGTCGACGTGCCAGTTGTGCCAACTCCCTTGTACACCAGAAAGATGGCACTTTCGTGATTTTCCAGACTCACAACGTCCGAAGTAACTGTGCCCGCAAAGGCGTCGGCCACGGGATCGAGTCCCTTGATAAAGTGCAAATTGTTGAGTAATTCGTAACGAGGCATGTTGGGTCTCCTTAGTGCGGGCGACTTGCGCCGCCCGCTCCGGTTTTATGTTTAGGCGCGGGCCGCAGTCGTCACGAAGGGCGACAAGGAATTCGGACCCTTAAACGCAGTGATAGGCTGCTTGACGCTGCTCTGGCCGTTGGCGTCAAAGCTCCACTTAAACGTCATCTCGTCGAAGATGAACCGAACGTGCATCGACTGCGCGGCGCGAAGGCCGCCCTGCGTAATCATGACGTACTTGCTCATGTTGGCAAGCACAATGTCCCCGGCGTCGCCAAGCGTCTCGGCCTGCTCGACAACAATCACCGGGAAACCAAAGAAGGTGCCGTACTGCATGGAACCAACTGCGCTGTTATTCGGCAGGAACACCGGCTGGGTTCCCACGGTCAGCAGCGGGAATTGACCGATAGTGTCCGGATTGCAAAACCAAGCGATGCGGTCGCCGGGGTCGCGCAGCAGGCGCGACAACATGGCGGTCGCGTTTTCAATCACGAACGTGTCAGCCGCCTGACCGGACTTCTTGGCAACCTGCACGAGCAACTGCGCGCCGTAGTTCTGGACGCTAAAGCCGAGCGGCATACCAGCACCGTTGCCGCGCCAAATGGCGTCATCCAGTTTAAACGCAATCTCGGAGGCGAAAGCATTTTCCAGCACCGCGCCCATGGCCGTTGCATTGCGGAGCAGGCGCTCCGTGGCATAAGTCAAACACTTCAGCGATTCCAGCCGCAATTCGTGGCGCGCAAATCTGGGCTTGGTGGCCGTCGGCGCGTCAGCTTCGCCGGTCCAGTACGCCTGGACGCCGCCCCAACGCGAACCGTTGGCGCGGCTGGTCTGGTCGATGTACGGCAAGTCGATGGAGTCAGAACCTTCGTCCATCGGGATCTCGTTCACCAGCGGGAAGATCCTAGCCGTTTCGCGGGCCCGCCGCAGCAGCAGGTCGGAAAACGCCGTCGCAATGGCAAAGCCGCCGTCGGCCGGAATGCTGGCCGAAGAGCCGGTGCCGGTCAGCGTCTCGAAGAGTCGCTTGTCAACCTTGCCACCGAGGCCCTGAAACGAGCCAGCAGGGGACTGAGCAAAAGCGATGGCCTGGAGGTTCTCGCCGAAGCTGGCCCAGGGCCGCTTCGCTTCGTTGTCGCTGGTAACGCGAGCAGGCTCACGAGTCACGTTCTGCTTGGCCCGCGCTTCGAGCGCCTCGACCGCCGCCAACTGCTCGCGGATGGACTTCAGTTCGGATTCTTTGGCGTCCACGGTAGCAAGATGCGCGACCGGGTCGGCGGCGACCGCAGAGGCCGCCAGTAATGCGCTGTAATCGGTTTCCAGCGCGGAGACATTCGCGAGAAGTTCTCGTTTAGTCATGTTGTGCTCCTTATCTGCCTAGCACCCGCCAACGCCGCTCTCGCAGCGCCAGCTCGTGCCGGGCGTGGTTTTCAGCCGCGCTGGGCGCGGTAGAAATTCGTTTGGCCGCCGAGAGGCTGGCCGACAAAAATTTGGCTCCGGGGTCGGCCCCAATAGGCACAATGGAGATCTCAAACGGTCTCCACTTGCTCGCCAGCAGGTGTGGCCGCTTGACCGTCGAATCCGGCGCCTGGGTCATTTCAACGATCTGAACGCCCATCGACACGCTGGTAAGAATGCCGTCCTCGATGTCCTGCCAGACCGGCGCAACATCTTCCCGGTCGGAGAACCGCAGCGTCGCTTCGTAGCCGCGACGGGTGCGCCGCGGATTCTCCACCACGCCGAGGACATAGTCGACTTCATGTTGCTGGTGACCGTCAAGGACGGGCTTGCCCGCCAGCTGCGTAACGTCGCCGCCGTCCATGGCAAACGACAGGTCGTACATATCGCCCGACCACATATCCACGCGCTCGACCTTCGCGCCCGAGTAAAACAGCACGTCGCGCTTGCGCTTGCCAGGCAGTTCGACCTTATCGCCCTCTTCCGGCATTTGCAGGAGGTCGGCGGGCCGCAGCGAGGACAGAAGCGATTGCGGCGTCTGCAGTAGTAGCTGCTGTGCGTGGTCTACATTCATTGTGCGCCCCCTTGAAACGCGCCCGCCTGCGCGACCGGCACCATAGCGCCCTGCACCAAATACAGCTCGCCGCCGTCGTATGGGTTCATGTTTTCCTTTGAGCGGATCTCGTTCGCGTTGAGCGCGCCAATGTTCCGCATGGCCGAGTAGTAGCTAGCGCGGCTGGCCGCGTCGCCCCGCAGCAAGGCGTCCATGTTGAATTCGGCGTAGTAATTCGTGGCCTCGCGCGGGCCAAACAACTGCAAGTTGATGCGCTTCTCGATGCGCGTCAGCCATGGCCGAATCGTATGCGTTGCAAAGTCGATGCCCTGGTGCTCGATGTTGTTATTGGTGCTCCGCGTCAGATCCTGGATCATGTGCGGCGGCACGCGGAAGATTGAGCAAATGTCGGCCTTCTGATACTGGCGCAACTCCAGAAACTGCATGTCCCGGTGATTGATCGCGACGGTCTTAATTTCCGCGCCCTGCTCGAGCACGCCGATCTTGCCGGCGTTGCGAACGCCGCCGTAAGACTCCATGAGCCAGGTCTGCAAATTCTTCCGCGCCTCGTTGCTCAACGCTTGCGGCACGGTCATGTAGGCGGGCGGCGTGGCGTTGTTGCGGAAGAAGTTGGCCCCGTAGCCTTCCGCGTCTTGCGTCATGCCGAGCGCCTGGGCCATGTAGCCGACGGGCGAAAAGCCGGTCAGACTATCTTCGCCGTCGTAGCCCAAGCCGGGGATGTGCAGGATGTCCGACGCCGTGTACATCTGCGAGCCGTACTGGTAGACCATCACGCCGGTTTCCGGGTCGCGGAACACGCGCACCGACGACGGCGACAGCGGCGTCAGCTGAGTCACGTCGCCGCGCTGGTTGGTCTGGATCTTCGCGTAAAAGTTGCCGCTCAGACACAAGCACTTCGCAGCAAGTTCCCAAAACTCAAAAGCGGTCATGTCCGCGTTGGGACTGTCGTGCAGCAAATAATAGAGCGGATGGTTGCGATCCAACTCGCGGCCATCTCGGCCACGCCGATAGATTCCAAGCGGCAGGCTGCCGATAGTCTCGGCAATCACGCGCACGCAGGCCCACACAGCAGTGATACGCATGGCCGACTCGGCCGAGACGTAGTACTTGCTTCCAGACACAGGGCGATACCAGAAGTCGTTATCCGGTGGCGGCGTCGCGCCGAGCTTGACCATGAGCTTGCCGAAAAGATTCATCCGGTATCACAATCCTACTGCATCGTGCTACCACGGTATCACGAATTTTGGTTGGCGTGCTACCAGCCGAGCGTCACTGGCACCATGTCCTCGTAGACGCTGCGCTCCTTCGGCTTGGCACTGGTGCTGATGCCGGTCGCCATAACGCACGCGATGACTAGGTCGTTGCGAGTCGTCTCGCGATGGCGGTCTGGGTGGACCGGTTTGATGTTGCCCGCCGGGTCGCTGGCGATCTCGCAGCATTCGATGTTCCAGCGCAGGACCGGCGAGCCGTCATGCACCAACTGGCGCTCGTGGACTAGCTGCTCGAAGCGCTTCGCGGCTGGCGACATCGACACATAGCCCTGCCCGAACTCGACAACGCTTATACCCGCGTCCTGCAGCTGCTGCGCGGTGTCGCGCGCGCCATAGCGGTCGTATGCAATAGCCTGGATGTTGTACTGCTCGGCCAGCTTTTCGATGTGTGCCACCACGTACCGCCAATCAACAGTGTTGCCGGGCATGGTCTCGATGTGACCGCCCTGCGCCCACTGGACATACGGCACGCCGTCAGTTGCCGTTTTCTCAGCCAACATCTTCGACGGCAGGTATGCCCAGGCCCGGTAATAGACTTTGCCCTGATATGGCCAGCACAGTGCAAATGCGGTCAAGTCCCGCACCGCGGCAAGATCCAGCCCGCCCCAGCACGGCACGCCGGCCAGATCTGGAAACTCGTCCATGCACTGGTCCCAGTCGCGCAGCGGGATCCATGTGGTGGTGGCGCTGGTCCACTGATTCAGGTACAGCCGCCGAAACGTGTTCTGCTTCTCCGGGCGGGCCAAGGCCTGCCGAAACTCTTCCTCGTAGTCGCGGATGTCGTGGAGCACGCCGAGCGTCGGCAGCGCCAGCGGCCACAGGCTTTGGTCGGTCCAGTCGGCGTCAATCGGCACCTCGTAAATCAAGGGGAAGTACGACTCGTCCTGGATTTCGCCCGACGCCACGCGCTTGGCGTACTGATACTCCCGGTAGCAGATAGATTCCTGATTGCTGCCCGCCGTCGTGATGGTCACCCACAGCGGGTTGCGACGGCTTTTGCTTCCGGTCGTCAGCGCGTCGTAAAGCTCCTGCTCGGCGATGCCCCAGGCGTGCAGCTCGTCGAACACCACCAACGATGGGTTGTAGCCGTGTTTGCCAGCGCCGTCGCTCGACAGGGCGCGAATGATTGAACCGGACTCGTTGTGCCGAATCAGCTTGCGGGACTCGGTGATCGTCACCAGCGGGAGCAGGTCTTCCGATGCGCGGATCATGTCGGCCACGGCGTCAAAGCAGATGCTCGCCTGGTCGCGGTCCTTCGCGGCCATGTAAATTTCCTGCTTCTTCTCCTGGCTCAGAAAAAACTCGGCCACGACCAAAGCGGCGACGGTTTGGGTCTTGGCCTGCTTGCGCCCCATGCTCGCAAAGGCCTTGCGATACAGACGGCGGCCGTCGGGCCGTTTCCAGCCCAGCAGGTTGGCGATCAACTTCCGCGAGTGCGGCAACAACTCAAACGGCTCTGGACCGCCGGAGCGGGTGGCCTTGGTCAGCGTCAATCCGCCAATGAGCGTCTCGGCCATTTGCACCGCGCTCAGGTCGAGCCAGTTGCCGTTATTGGCGCTTTGTTTTGGCAAGTTCCAGAACCTTTGCCAAGGCCGTCTTGGCGACCGGCTTTTCGACGTCGCGGATTCCGGCGCGACCGCGGCTTCTGGGGCCGATGCACAACTGGCCGCGTAATTCTTCCATTTGCCGCGTTAATGCCAGCCAGACGCGGTCGTCTGCTGCTGACTCGCGGCGATAAGTCGCTGAGGCGAGGTCGGCGTACAGCGCGGCGTCGGCCTGGCGCATGGGAACGCCGGCGGCGCGATTGTCCTGGACAAGTTGCTGGAAGATGGCGACCTCTTCGGTGCACAAACTGGCCGGCGGGGCGATGGATTCCTGGATGATCGGGCCGGGCTTCGGCGGCGGGTTTTTGGGTATCGGTCCTCGTAGTCCCATGATTTC